CGCGTGTCTCAGTTTGTGAGAGAAACACTTTAAGAACTTGTGACCTGGGAAAATCTCGTGTGGCAGCGAATACGCTAGCCACAAGGGCAAAACCAGGTCATAGTTTCTTAAGCGTATCGCTCACGAGACATCCTCCGATGCCTCACCAATGGGTCACCCATTGGATTTGGTGCGCATAAGCGCAATCTCCGTTTTACAGTGGCGGAGCCCACCAAAATATGCTCTATTCACGAGCAGTGACGCCTAACCGGGCGAGGGTTGCGTGTATACGAATGCAGGAGGGGCACCCATGAAAAATCCGAGGGTGTAATCTTCTGCAGCCGCAACATATGTCTTAACGCCGACATATTCAGTTTCGGGCCAACCAGTACCAAGAGCTCTGCCTTCAAAGTCATGGTAATGTGTGGCACCAGTGCTAGTTTGATTGGCACGTCGAGCGGGTTGAAACCGTTCGTGTGACATGAAAGGGAGTTCAAATTCAAGCACAGGGTTTAAGGACAGACACGTAGCTACGCCTCCTGTCCATAGAAGGTTGGTGTTGGTAGATTCGAATGCGGCCTTGGCACTCTCCGAAGCCGACATAGGAGGGGGGGCGAATGAAAATCTCTGGTACACGGAAGTGGGGCCGACATTCCTCTGCACGCTCAAATTGATATTCCGAGCGTGATCATTCGGAACATCCGCATGATATTTCCATCTCAATCCTCCTCTGCGACACAAGTACGCAGGGGTGACCCAATTCATAAGGGTCATAGCTCCAAAATTGTGTGGAGCTGGAGCAGCTACCGAATTAAGGGCGGTATGAACACCACCTGGGGCCCAACCTCTATAATAAGGAAAATCACCCCGAGTTATTTTCAATAGTTCTCCAGGCGTAGAGAAAAAGAAAGCCGAATGAAAATTATATCGCTTAAGGCATTGCCTAAAAGACGTGATAGCTTCTCCGAAAAATACGGAGTTGGTGTTATCAGCAATGTCTAGCGAAGCAGCCATCAATTTGGCGTCGGGTTGAATTGGTATTGATTCCGTGGGGGTGTCATCAGCATCGGGTTGATTCGATCCGAGTTCACCAGACTGCGGAACATAAACGCCAGCCTGAGGTTGGAACCAAGTGAAACCCTCGAGAGGGAAATTCATAGGGTTGGCCACCTCGAAGTCGTCCCCGGCACTAACGAACACATTCACCTCTATGTTATTCACAACAGTGTCACTAGGGGTGGTGAGTTCATTAACAACATATACGGACAAAATACCATTAGCTTTCACACCAGGATCAGCGCCCAACGGGGCTAATGAGTATGGAACTAAATCAACACCCATTAAACGAGTTTCCAGGTATGAATATTGCTGTCCCCATCCGACTTCAATGGTGAAATCGCGCGTTTTGGCAATATCAATGATGTATGTGTAGTTGGTGTTGTATTCGTTGGTCTTTGGGTAGGAAGGATCATACACGATCTTCAACCTGCCCTTATGATACGCGGAACAAACCACTTGAAAGCGATACTTCATTGTACCTCTCCAATTCTTAAAAGGTACCGTGGCAAAACAACATGCCGGCATATGATATTCAGTTACGCCTGCAACGTTCACTTCTGACCACGTAATGGGAGAGACCTCGGTATTCCATAAAATAGCTTCGGAGACGTCAGCCATCAACCAGCCAAAAGAGGTTAAATAACTCTCACGAGTAGCGATGGACTTGATAGTCATCTCATCTGTACCATCTAATCCAAAAGTGCGCGTGTCACAACATAACTCTTGTTTGGCATCAATAGTTAGTTTTGTGGAGGTATCTGGAACATTTGTATTGGTTAAGTTACCCAACACATAGGGCTTGTTGGAAACAACGTCATTCAATAGAACAGGACGCGAGTAGCCGAAAGCCGTAGCTATGGATGATACAGCAGACGCTGCGAGCTGAGTGGCACGAGCGTAAAGCCCAATAGCAGGAGCTTGGGAAAGAGCACCCGCAGCCCTTGCAATAATGGACGCAGGCCTAGAAATGGGGCCTTTACCGTATTCATCACCTTGGGGCTCATACAAACCAGCCTGGGGTGCCAAGGCACCAGGTTCGTTGGCTGTCGGCACCGACAGAGTGATATCGGTAGCCCACGCAAACACGGTAACCGTGACCGCATCTGCAGCTCCATTGGCATGCTTAAGGTCTTGCAAACTACGAAAAACGAGTTGTCCGACAGTCTGCCACGATTCATCTGGAATATCTATCGCGTTTGCTGGAATGACCAGGGGGAGAACCAAAGATCCTCCCTGGGATTTGGTAGGGTCGAGATAAATGTGCGGTCTCTGAGAGGCCTGCACAACATCCTGCCGATAAGTCGCCCTGTTGCGCGTGAACGAATCCACGGTGTGGAGTGGTTGATAATCGACAATGGCTCTACCATAATGGAAACCGTTCCCATTCAAAACAACCTTGACGTGTAATTTGCATCTGAGGAGGTTAAAATTGGTGATACGGTTTATAACACGCGGATTGGTGAAGAATTCTGTCCACGGATTAAGAGTTTGAAACAGTGAATTGTTGGTGATCCACGAATAACTCGCAATCTTGATGGGGCGTGAAAAGAATCCAGCTAGAGTGTCATCCCCGACTTCAGCAACAGTAAAAGTAGGATCTGGTGTTGCGGGAACTTCATAACTATATCCGGTGTTTTGATCGGCGAAATTTACAATTTGTTGTGACGTAAAGTCACTTTCTTCATTTATTTTAATATTTATTTGATTAGCAAGTCTGTATTTTTAACGCTCTTACGCTGCGTGAGGCTCAATCTGCAACGGATCGGGTGGAACATGATCTAGCGAGGATCTCCCCTAAATAGAGGTACTACACGAGGGTAGTGCACAATATGCGAAGCCTATGGTCTCCCAATACCACCGAGGTGGGAGAACACGGTATCCATACGCATAGTAGCGGTTTTAACATGACGCGCGCACAGCTAGGCGCGCGGAGGAAGGCTTTTTAAGTCGTCTCCGGACTGTTCTGTGGGTTGTGATAGATATCGATCTTTCCAAGCACAAAGCAGTGCATCATAGGTAGTGCCGTGAAGCTGGCACATGCCTGTAAGACCATGCAATGTAGCAATCTGGTCGAGCTTGGGGCTTAAATCTTGGAATACTTGACGTCCATGGTTGAACAATTCTCGTTTGGCACCATCGAGATTCGTGGCACACAAGTAATCCATATTGTGGACAGTCGGTTTTAAAACGCTGTGTAGGGGCTTATAAATGGAATCGATATCCAAAGCACCCATCCAACGTTCCAAATCGTCATGCCACACGTTTTTCCGTTTAAGAAAATCAGCATCCCTGTCGTTCATATAGGGTGTGATTCCCACAGTTTTCTTATCCGGGGGTGTAAACACCATGTCATGGCGTGCGAAATATTCAGCAACATATAGAAAATTGAAGTCGTCGTGATCGGGATGGACGGAACCCTTGACGTCATCACCGTACGTTAACATAGCGCACACTTCTCTGAAAGACAACATGGTATTGATTCCTTTTAAATCGAAATATGCACATCTGAATAAAAGGGAGTTCACAATGGAGTTTATGTACACCGTCAAATTGTGTCCCGAAGGGTTGGAACCGATATGCTGTAGTAAATCACCGTTGTAGGCGATAGTGGAATAGCAAATGTCAGTGGCAACCCCCTCCATAATGATAATATCTGCTTTTGAGTAATTGCACAGCTTAGCAATCTCGATCATAATGCGAAATGCTGTGAACATCAGTTGGGCGGGCATCCGCAGATCATATTTATTATAATCACCGGCCAGAATGCGTCCGGATCCATGTTTCATCATGTGCTCGGCCATTTCGTGCCATTCGGGGCCCATGCAATTCAGCCCAACCGCGCACTCAGAAATCGCAGGGAAGAGCGACAAGAGGCGTGCAATAGGCAAGAAATACATTCTAATGAACAATTGGTAAACTATAGGGGCGGCCTGGACTACACGCACTTTCTCCTTATCAGAAAGAGTAGGCTCGTCCTTAAAGAAAGCCTTGAAAATAAAATGATTCCTCTCGCCAGCATAATAATTATCCTTACACTTGTCAAAGTGCTCCCAGAACTTAGGATCGATGTCCATGGGGCACTGGTGGTCGGGATGATCCAAAGGATCGAGCGCATGCATGTGCTTTCTCTTCTCACCACTGAGTGGATAGCCAATAGAGGTGCTTGGTGGGATTTTATCGACAAATTTCTTGCCATCTATCCCGCACACTGTTTCGACTCGTGTGAGAGGCCGGGTGTCGGCCAATAGAGAGGGGAATTTCCTCAGAGTGCGCACTAGACCAAAAAGATAGTCATCATACGCCGCACTGAGAACAGATCCTTCCACACCAAACGAAGGGCGCGATGAATGTTGGAGGGATTCAAGCCAGTGGTCCTTCTTATTGAATTGCGGAGGACCCCATTTATTGGAGACTCCACATATCTTCTCCACAGTGGGAGAAATAGAAGTTGTAACTACTTTCGAACGATACGTGGCGCGTCCAGTACAAGACCCGTAAGGGATAATATTTGGAACACCATCGGTTTTATCTAAGCGTCGCACGGGACTACGGTCATGTATGTGCGGACCTTGGAAGAATTGCACTTCATATAAGGATGGGGGCAAACAACCATCGGCTGCGGCCAAGAGAACACCCTTCTTCTCACGTAGCGCTTTCATTGCGGAGGATAGTTGTTGTTGAGTGACAACCCCGGCACACCCATCGGGCTTTCCAGTTGCACCACCCAAGTGCAA